TTTGCTGTACTTTGCAATAGCAGCAAGGGTAGCAGTGTGTTTATCTTCAGCTAATGTACCTGTTGGTTTTACAGGTATTTCTCTGTTTGGATCTACTTCTCTCTTTTCAAAAAAACCCATTACCAAATACCTTCTAGTTCTGGAAATACATCCAATAAGTTTTCATGTCTTAGAGTATCAATACGTTGTGTTTTAAACTTAAACATTTTTATTTCGTCCGTGCGTTCTTTTTCCATAAAGTTTAGAATACTTTCATAATCGTTTATAACACCTGCAATGTCTTCAAACTGTTTTAAGTATGCGATATGTTCTTGATATCTTTCAACTACCTTGGATTTAATCCACGGAGGTAATATACTCAAACGCATGTATGTAGGATCCAACAGTATGTTGATACGTATGTTAGCAGGCTCTAGCAAGCCTTCTTCAATCCATTCCTTGTGGAAGTCAGGCAGGTTAAGCACGTTGTACACACTCACAGTAGGTGTTAGTTCAAAATACACATGCGGACACTGTTCTATCATAGTACGCCTGTTTTGTACAACTTCGCTCCAAACCATATTCTTACGCAAGTATTCGCCTCTGGCATGATTAGCATCTAAACTTGCTGCTACTCTAACATTTTCAAACTTGTTCCAATAGTCAAATGCTGTTTTCTTTTTATAATACATCTGTGTAAAGTTTGTAGTATAGTCCATACTAACGTCACGTTTGTCCATAGCAATCCATTTGTCAAGTATGTTGTAATGTTCTTTTGTAATAAGCGGTTCTCCGCCTGCCCAGTATACACGTTCTACACTTTCCAACAGTGGATCAAGCTCATCCATAAAACTTTTCATTTCATCACGTACTTGCAGTATCTTAGGATGATTTAGTTTGCCATATATTGCTTTATGGTCTTCAAACCAACTACTACTAAACTGCGGTCCGCAACTACGACATTTGAGATTACAAAGATTACTAAAACGTATGTCCATGTATGCCATGTTTACATCACCTGCGCTACCGTCATCGCTGGTTGCTTCAACTTTGTCCCAATGATGTGCATAGTTTCCAATACTACCAGTACGTAATGTACTCATGCCATTTTCTTCTAGTTCGTAACAACGTCTACATTCTTTGCTTGGTTTATCTTGTAGCATGTTCATACGTATATTACGTAGTTCCTTGCCATTCCATATTTCCTGCAAACTTTGCTCCTGTGTATTTCCAATAGGAAACTCTGGGTCGCTCATACAACAAGGATATGTTGTACCAGCAGGCCACAAGTGCATGTGCGTCCACGGCATCATGCAAAAATGTTTGCTGTTTTTAAGTTGTTCAGACATACAAGTCCTTTAGTTCTGGAAATACGCTAAGAAAGTTTTCTTTGCGTTTTAAATCTATCTTCTGCATCTCATTCCTAAATGCAGGAATCAAATGACTGTCATCTTTACTATACATGAAGTTTATGATATTGTCTAGTCCTGTATGTAAAAACTCTTTGCGCTGCGGATACATTTCTAACTTGTTGATATCTTCTTTTAATAACAGTATATTTTCTTTAGCCAGTTGTTTTATATGTTCGGGTAGTATTGTAATACTAAGCCAGTCAGGTCCAACTAGCACATTACTTAGATTGATATCATAGTCTGTTGGAATATCATGTTCAAACAAGAAGTTGATAATCTTACGCAAGTCTAATATGTTTAGCACACTGATAGTAGGATTAGGTTGTATTACTACACCTTTATCATAACTGTGTTCAAAGTTATCACGTATCCAACACAAGTTATCAAATACTGTACTCCACTTTTGGCCAGCTCGTGTGTATTCAGCTTTGGTACCTATTTGATCGCAACTTACACAAAAGAATATCTTATCAAAATGCTGCCAATAATCCTTTATGTGTTTTCCTTTGAGGCTTAGTCTACTAGCGTTACTGTTGTATGTTAATCTCGGTTTGAGTCCACGCTCTATAAGCATATCCAGCAGTCTGTAGTGCTGCTCCATAAACAGGCTTTCGCCGCCAGTAAAATAAACTTCTTCAATAGTAGGCAGCATCTCTTCAATCTCATCCCACATCTCTGGATGATTGATTTCTACAACTTCGGGCTTACCTGAAATATCTTCTGCCCACTTGCTACTAAAATGAGGACCACAACTACGGCATTTCATATTGCATAGATTACTAAACCTTACATCAAAGTAAGCAAGGTTCATCTGTTCTACACTACCATCGTCGCTGGTTGTTTCTACTAGGTCGTAATGATGATCATACTCAGTGTTAAACTTGTGTCTATAACTAATAATACCCTGATCGTCATAGTTGATACACTTTTTGCATCCTTCGCTTGGTTGGTTGTTTAACATACGCATACGCAAGTCACGCATCTTTTCACTGTTCCAAGCACCTTTAAATCCTGCTTCGTTTATATTACCAATAGGCATATCCCAATGGTATATACAGCAAGGATATGCATCACCGTTTTGCCATACGCTCATGTGTGTCCATGGCGCCATGCAAAAATGTTTTTTAAAGTTTTTGATCAAGTATCACCTACTGCTGTTATAAGATTGTCTGTTATGTCATTCCAACTAATCTTACGTGAAAGGAATAACTGTTGGTTATGTATTAATTTATCTAAATATTTTTTCTTGATGTTTTGTTTTAATACATCTATATTTTTACTACCAATGTGTTTCCACATTGCAAGTGCTTCTGTATAGTTGGTAATCTGATCAACTCCAAACAGTCCTTCAAAAGTATGATAGCCTCTAGCTCGAAGTAATGCATGTTGATCAGGATTGCCAACAATAAAAAACGGATGAAGATTCATTATAGCCTTGTAAGTTTTTTCTGTAATAAAGTTAAGATTGGTATCACTTTCGGTTATTACACTCATTAGACTGTCATTGTAGTAAGACTTGATACTAGAGTTATAGTTTATTACATGGTTGCTGCTCAACGGATCTAGTTTGCGATTATACATTTCTCTAACCAATGCCATTTTGTAATCGCTGTGTAGAGATTCTGGAATACGTTTTAGTGTATGATGCGATCTAGAACACACATAAAAATCTCTACGATCAACACTAGGAAGGTTAAAACTTACATGTCCTTCATTGATTATGTTACTACGCAATAGACTGTACATTAACCATATACGATGAGGCTTTATATTTCTATTCAAACACAAAAACTTTTTTTCTGCCGTATTTATTGAAAGTTCGTTAGGTGTAGTTACACTAATATCAGGCAATGTTTGATGATGAAGTCTAGTAATACTTTCCCAAAAGTTAACACAAATATAGTTTACACCGTCTAGTTTATTTCCGTGAGACGGAGTATTACTAGTCATAACAACAACCTTGTGTAATGGTATTTCTTTACTGTTTAACTCATTTGCTACTTTCTTTGTATCTAATACACCTTCGAATGTAGTTACTAAGCACAAATAAACACTAGGATCATTCTTTAATAAATTAATGCCATCTTCTGATAGATTTGTATCTGCCCAGTTGGGCATATGAATTACATTAATGATAAACTTTGGTGTTTGTGTATCTAATAGTTCTATTCGATTTATATGGAAAAAGTTTCTGTAGTTAAAATCGTCAAAATGTCCTAGTAAATAGTCTAGCGACATTGAGTGACCTTTTTTAATAGGTAAATTTATAGAGATTGACTCATATGGTGATTCTCGAATATTGTCTAATAGGAAATAACATTTGTACATTCTTATAGTATACTATAGATTTTATTTTTTAGCAAGAAGTTTTTCTCTGTGTGGATCTAAATACTTTTTAACTAGATCAAAGAATGTTACATTCTCGCCTGGAATATCAACTATAGTATCAGCAGGAACGCCTGCTGCTTTGCCAAATGCTTCTGGATCATCATTTAACACTGCTGCACGTAGATCTGTTGCACTTGCAAGTCTTGGCGGCTTAACCCATTCTATGTCTTTGAAGTTGTAACTACCATGCGGGCCTTCTGCACCATTATACTGCTGTATAGTTTTAGGAACCCATGCTTCGTCTGTGTAAAGTTTTAATGTAGCATCAGGATGCTTTGCATATAGCTCACTAGTAAGTGTTAGCCAACTTTGGCTGAATACAATATGTCCTTTTACTTCAGGCCAAATAGTTTCCATTGCAACAACTTTTGCTTGCGCTGGCAATGGATCTTTAGGACCAACTGTGCTTTGATTAGTGCCTACATACCAATGTGTTTCTTGACTGGACATTTTCCATGCATTTTTGTGACCTTTGTGTGGAGGATTGAATCTTCCAAATATAAGTCCTACAGTTTCGCCTGGTGCTTCAAATAGTTGTCTTAGTCTCATGCCGGTGTCCACCTTTTTCTTGGTACAAGTTTTACGTTGCCAAACTTTTTATTAGGATCAGCATATCTTACTCTGCCTTCGCCATTTGAATCCCAAATGTCACCTTGTTCACCTTCTACTTGATCAATAACTTTGTCTTTCATACGTTGTATCATTTTTACTAGTTCAAATATTGCACTGGTTGCACCTTTGAACTGTAAATCCAACTCTGCAATCTTTGCTTGTTTACCTGTACTAACCTTACTGTTTTGCAACCAGTTTGAAAAGTCTTCTGCACTTAAACTATCCAAGCGTTTAGCTTTTGCAGTTTGATTAACATATGTGTAAATAATATTCTTTAAGTCTGCAAGCCCTGGAACACCTGCTAAAAATCCGTCAATAGCTGCTTTATTTTGTGAAACAAAGTTTTCCACTTTGTCAATAGCACTAGTATCAACTTGCACTGGTTTGTCATTATATACTGGTCCTAGTACAACTATACTAGGATCGTTATCAAACATACTAAAGTCTTGCATAGGCTGTTGACTACTGTCTGACATACCAAACTGTGGGAAGAACGCATGACCAACTACCATAATATCAGCACGATCTATACGCTTACCAAGTTCACTGTTTGCACGTACATGATAACAAGTTTGCGATTTTGGATTTGGACAGAATGTGTATACACCATCTTTTTCTACAGGCGGATCTAAAAATAAACCATCAGCATATACAAATCCTACAAAGTCTTGTGGAGTAGCTCTATCAAAATAATCATACATACTTGCAAACTTTTGTGCAAACTCGCTTCTTGCTGCTTTTTCTTCTGGTGTCTTAGGATTGCCACTTTTGTTGGATATAAAGTCTGCTACTTCTTCTTTACTAGTAGCAGCTACACCCTTACTCCATGCGTTGTGTCCTGCAAGTATAAGCGGGCCGCCCTTGCGTTCTCTACCCCAATATATTTGTGGATTGCCGTCCCATTTCATACGTATGCTACTACTACCACTATCGGTAGCAACATCTTTGAGATGTTCTAATGCTTCAATAGTTCCGTCGCTGCCATAAAAGAATACTAGGTCTTCTAAGTGATTAAATGCACGACCGAGCTGCTTTGCTTCTACTAGTTTAAAGTCACTATATCTCATCTCATTGCCTTTAATAGTTCTACAATGCGATTGTGATTTTTATCTGCTAGTGTGATTACACTTTCTGGTAGTTCTTTACCATCTTTGGCAAAATCCTCTGCTGCTTTTGCAGTCAACATATCAAAATCTGGATCGCCTCTAAGTTTTTTGATTATAGTTTCTACTGTATGCGTATCTGCTTCTTTAGCCCCTGATCCCAACAATAACTCTGCGATTTGATTCCAATCATTGGAAACCAATTCATTTGTTTCAGGATTTTGTAAACCAAATTTAGGACTAAACTTATAGCCTCTGCCTCTTGCAATACTAGACAACAGAACTGCTCTGTCTTTACCGCTGTATTGTGCTGTACCGCCACGCTTTGCTCCACGCTGGAAGTCAGGGTTGTTTGTAAACATAAAGTCAGTTTGAACGAAACCTGCGCCATTTTGTATAGGAGTACGAAAGTGAACTTGATCACCTGCATCGTGAATCCAGCCGCCTGTAAATGTGCGACCGCGATTCATTATCTGATCTTCTGGAACACCTTGACTCTTAAGCCATGCACTTAGTTTAGCAATCAATTGTTCTTTGCTTACTTTGTTTGCATCTGTGTTTAGATCTAAGTCTCCAGAACTGTTCTTTTCAAAAGAGCCGTCTGGGTGATTTTTCTTACCGGTTGTGCCTAACCAGTCTTCCTCGTCAAATGTTAAACCTGTGATTTTTTCTATAAACTGAATAGTTGGATGCACATCAGCAGTAGAAATACGCTGTGTTAGTGGTCCTTCATCTGTTTTAAAAACATTGCCGCCCATATTAACTCCTTGATATAGTATTTAGTATTTTTTGTTTAACTATATCAAAATCCTCATACTTAATACTTAGCTTAAACAATACACGGTCAGTTGGATATTTGTCAACTGAATGTTTGCGGGTTGTGTTTAATAATGCTGTAGTGTAATAATATTCGTTATTACCAAAACGCACCGGAGCAGCACCATCACTTAGTAAAAAGTTAATGCTGCAAGTTGTATCTTGATCGATATGTGGAAGTAGTGCTGTATTTGCTTTTAATACATAAAACTTTGGATCAGCATCTATATTAAAATATTTGCATAATATATTTGCATACTCTATTTCTATGTCCTTGAGTATACGCCAGTTGTTCATAACAAACTTACCAAATCGTTTGTCGCTATAGGGTTGGCTGTTGTCTCGATTTTGATTCCAAAAATCAAGTAATGCTAACTTGTTAAAATCGTAATCGAAGACTAGTATGTCTTCGTTATTTGTCATCTATTGTACAGTTTCCTTTGATTCCACAATGCGGACAATGAAAGTTATATCTGTCAATACACATTTTATCCTCCATAGTTGCATACGTGAACCAGTTATTACACTTGCCACATGTTAGATGCCAAATAATTTCTTTGACTGCTTTGAACATAAAACTATTTATTAAAAGTTCGAAAGGAGCCTTCTGTGGAATGAATTGCATTGATAAGATCGTTGAACATATCTGTTGTTATCTCGAGTATAGTATCAGTGTCCCATTCTTCGTCGTATTGACGTATGTACACCACATCATCAAATGCATCAATAATCAAATCACTGTGTTCGCCTGTTTCATCCATTATGGTAATGGTTGTTAAGTCGTGATCAAACTCATTTGTAAACATGGTTACTCCTTTTCAATATTGGCGGAAGCGGTGGGATTCGAACCCACGGTACGTTGCCGTACTCTAGTTTTCAAGACTAGCGCCTTCGACCACTCGGCCACACTTCCTATATTTGGTCGGAGTACAAGGATTCGAACCTTGGACCTCTGCATCCCAAATGCAGCGCACTACCAGACTGTGCTATACTCCGTAATTTGGCATCGGTGCAGGGAGTCGAACCCCGGCCCTCAGTTTTGGAGACTGATGTGCTACCGTAACACTTCACCGACATAAAAAGCTTCTAGTGTTAATAAGTTAACTTTTATTTGGTATCCCGTAGGGGAATCGAACCCCTCTTTTCAGGTTGAAAACCTGACGTCCTAACCGATAGACGAACGGGACATAATGGCGCGGTTGACGGGACTCGAACCCGCGACCCCCGGCGTGACAGGCCGGTACTCTAACCAACTGAGCTACAACCGCATGTTGTATTGGAGCGGGTGATCAGGATCGAACTGACGACATTTTCGTTGGCAACGAAATGCTCTACCACTGAGCTACACCCGCTTACTTTGGTATCAATCAAGGAATCGAACCTTGCCGCAGTAGTTGACATGACGCCTGTAGTGTCGGTTACTGTTAGCAAACCTGCATTGACATATATGGTGCGGCTGGAGAGACTCGAACTCTCACGCTGTAAAGCACAGGTACCTAAAACCTGCGTGTCTACCATTCCACCACAGCCGCTTAATGGTGCTCCCACACGGACTCGAACCGCGGACCTACTGATTACAAATCAGTTGCTCTACCAACTGAGCTATAGGAGCATTATTTGGAGCGGATAAGGAGAATCGAACTCCTGTCTTCAGATTGGAAATCTGTAATAATACCATTATACGATACCCGCTTGTTTGTTATTATGGCGGGCAGCCAGGGATTCGAACCCTGGGAGGACTTTCACCCTCGTCGGTTTAGTAGACCGGTGCTTTCGACCACTCAGCCAGCTGCCCCTCATAATAACAAATTTTAATTTTCAAATAGCGTTGTAAGCATCTCTGCTTACTTGTTTAATATAGTACATTACTTATCAGAAGTCAACCTCTGAATACGTGTTTTTTGTAAATAGTTTTATGATATGGACAGAATGGGATCCCTTAAAGGAAATAATAGTTGGCAAGGTTTATGATCCTGCTGACATTGCACACATAGAAGATGTAGAGTTTCGCAACGGACTACAAAGAATATTTGAAGAGTCAGAAGAAGATTTTTGCAAACTTACAGAACTATTTGAAAGCTATGGTGTACAAGTACATAGACCACGTTGCGAGTACAAAGGAGATTTTCGTTATCCTGCTGTGTGCCCACGTGATATGCACGTTGTATACGGTGAGCAAGTTGTAGGCACGATTGGTGGCGATCCAAACAGGTTTTACGAACGTGAACACTATAATGATATTATATTTGGATTGAATAGAAAGTATAGTGCTATGCCTACACCTACACTAGGCAGCTTCTATCAGCCATATGTAGCACACGAAGGCACTCCGCTGTATCACGCTGCCAACATACTCAAATGCGGCGATACGTTGATACATACAGCACCATACAATGATAATAGTTATCCAATGACCAGGCAGTTTGGCAGAGGTACAAACTCTGGATTAGATTGGATCAAGAATGAAATAGATGCTAAATGGATTGGCTTACACGAAAGCGGTCACGCAGATGGTAAGATAGCGTTAATCAAGCCAGGATTGCTTATGTGCTGGTTGCCAGAGATGATACCGGATGAACTAAAACATTGGGATTATGTACAAGTGCCCAAGCAACCTGTGCCGGAGCAGTTTTGGCAAAGCAAGATGCAACCATTACGTGCTAAAAATGTAGCAACGTGGTTGGACAGTTGGATTGGACATGTAGACGAAACTATATTCGATGTAAATGTTGTAAGTGTATCTCCAGAGGTTGTAATCACCAATGGGTATGATGCTGACATTGCTGCTCAACTCAAACGTCACGGAGTAGAAATGGTGCCCTTCAACTTTAGACACAAGTTCTTTTGGGATGGTGGATTGCACTGTGTGACATTGGATTTAACCAGAGAAGGAAAGTGTGAAAACTATGTATAAAGTTGTAATGAAAACACCCGAAGTGCTTGTAGTAGATGATTTCCTGCCACAGGAGAGTTGGGATAGATTGCTCAATCAAGTGCAATGCGATGAATGGACACAGAGTCAAGCTGACGACAAGTATTGGCACATCACAGACGGTGCAAACTACAAAGCCAGCAAACGTTTTCTCCGAGATGCACCATTCAACGACAACTATGACATATGGGCAGATGCAATAAAAACATTTGCAGATACATGCGAAGAAGCACAAGAGTATATAGC